CGCCGATGAATAAGCCAACAATTAAACCATGCGTGAACGTCCACTCACTCATTAGTCCTCTGTATTTCTGAAGCCGTAGGTCTCTTCAGTTTCAACTATAAATGTATCTAGATCTTTCATGAGCTCGAGCGCCTCTTTGCGTGAGAGCGAAAGCACAACTTTGCGATTCCCCTTGACCATAAAATGAATATCAACCTCAGTGCCATCCATGTTAAATGATGGTGCTCGCGCTGGCGTATCGGCCGTGATTCTTGGTTTATATCGCGCAAGCGGCATTAAATAATCAACGTAATCCATTATGCCTCCCTTGCGGCTAACCAAGCAGCCACTCGCTCAGTCGATCCCCATGCGTTACTTGGTAAAGCCCACATACAAAATTGTACAATTTCAGTAAGGGCCTGCTTATTTATACGGTCAGCGCTGCCAACGGCTCCGCGCAAATCATTACATAAAACCGCGGCCAAAAATGATCCTGGTTCGATTCGATGAAATAAGTAGTTTCTCATTGCATCGCGCATGTGCTCGGGCAAGAGCTCCTCATTAGACCGCATTCTTTTTTCTAAATAATCTTTTAACTCTGCATCCATTTTTTATCCCTGTTTGGTTGTTTTGTTTGAGCCGCTAACGCTTGTCAATGTACACGAATGTACACGCTGCGTCAAGTTGACAGTCTTGTTGGTTCATGGTCATTTTAACCATGAGCACCGATGATTACAAAAAGCGTGTTGAGGCTGCGATGTTGAAACACCATAAAAAGGCGGCCGGCAATCCTAATCGCAAGAAAAATTATGACGATCCTGAGCGCCAATTTGTTATAAAGCTACTGCGTCACTTACATGATCTTAAATTCTCATGTGATGTGATCGAGAGCTCAACCTATTCAAAAGAGCATGGCGGGCATGGTGAGAAAGTCACACGCGCTGGGTTTAGCGACTTGGTTGTTAATGATAGTGAGGGCCGCTCTTTATATATCGAATGCAAGGCTCCATCGAAACGTAATACGCTGCGGCCGGACCAGCGGATCTTTCTAACTGAGAAGATTATGTTTAATTGCTTCGCTATCTGCTGCGATAGTGTGGAGTATTTTGATCGAGTGTGGGCGCAGTATCAGATGGTGGTTGATCGCAAAGCGTACCTGCTTTCGGAACTGCCCAAATTATCGGCAGTTGAAAAAAGACGCGACGATTCAAATCTTTCTTTCGATGACTGATTGTTTTTATTTGCGTGTAAATTAATTCTTTGGTTAACCTGAGAGCTCATCAACCGGCAGGTGCTGGTGCTCGCTTGTCGTGTACACTACAACATAAACATAACCATACAACTTGTATGTTTAGAGACATACAGCAATGCTGTATCGAGGGGATCTGAATGAGCTTGGGGTTCAAGGAATTGAATGAGTACCTGTTACGAAATGCTTCGGGATTATTATCTGACTGGCTGCCAGGTGGCAGAATCGAAGGCCGCGAATATAAATGCGGATCCATCCAAGGGGGCTCGGGGGGATCCTTTTCGGTCAATACATCTACTGGTGTTTGGTGTGAATTTGATGGCGGCCAGGGTGGCGGCGATCTAATAGCACTTTATGCTGCAATTAAGAATGTGTCAATGGGTGAGGCATTTAAAATGCTGGGTGGCGAGAAAGTAGTTCCCGGCCAGGTTTACAACAATGGCCTGACTAAATCCATGGCGGCCACTGATGAAGTTGATATCGTGATCCCACCTGAAGATGTGGAGGCGCCGCGGTTTGCTGGTCAACATTGGGCCTATCGTGACTTTGATGGCAGGCTTATGTTTTATATTGAGCGCGTGGATCAAGCCGATGGCGGCAAACATTTCTTGCCGCTCACGTGGTCAAAGAGCAAAGCCAATTGGGATAAGAAAGGCTGGCCAGGTAAGCGCCCTATATATGGGCTTGATCTCTTGGCTAAACGGTTAAAAGCGCCAGTGCTGGTGGTTGAAGGTGAAAAAACCTGTGATGCAGCCAGGTCTATCCTGAAAGACTATGTGGTGGTCACTTGGCCAAATGGGGCTGGCGCGGTCATGCGTGTTAATTGGGCACCACTCTTTGATCGCGATAAAGTTCTACTCTGGCCTGATGCTGATGCTGATAACAAAGGTCAAGCGGCGATGGCTAAATTGGCTCAACACCTATCTGGCAAAATTAAAGAAATCAAAGTGCTTGATGTCTCTGGTATGCCCGATAAATGGGATGCCGCTGATGCTTTAGCTGAGGGTTGGGATTCTAAAGCCTGGGTGAGCTGGGCCAAACCGCGGGCTAAGGTGTTTGAAGTGAAGGCGCCCGAAGTTTCGATCCCGATGCCATCTGTTGGTGACGAGCCACATAGCCCTGAAGATTATAATGGTTTTGATAAAGCCGTTGAGAAGGCCAGCGCGTGGCCAGGGGAGTTTGGGTTCTATGATATGGTGCCTGTGCCAACAAAGAATGATCCAGATAAGGTCAAATTTGTGCCCATGTATAATGAGCTCGCCAAATGGTGCTTTAAGAAGAAAAATATTTGTTTCACAGATAAAGAACAACTGAAATTTGATGGTAAAAAATGGAACTGGCTACAAAAGACTGGCCTTTCAAATCTGTTGATCAAATGGAACAAAGACTATTTACAGCCAGCTCATCACGACAATTTCATCAAACAGCTACGCGCCACTTGCTATAGCGAAGCACTCGGTATTAACCCAGAGCTCGCATCTGGCCATTTAAATGTGGATAATGGTGTGGTTAACATCGCTAGTGGTGAGCTCTTGCCTCATGACTTTCGCTATCGCTTTCGCTATGTGGCGCCTATTAAATATGATCCAGTAGCTGAATGCCCACGTTGGGGTAAATTTCTTTGCGATACCTTTGAGAACAATGTTGAGTTGATCGATTTAGCCCAGCGCCTATTTGGATATGTATTGATTGGCGGCCGGCCATTCTTACATAAAGCCTTTGTTTTGTATGGATCTGGACGCAATGGCAAGTCCACATTTCTAGACGTGCTGCGGGCTGTCATAGGGCGCGATGCCTATTCTGTGGTGTCGATGGCAAAGCTTGATAAAGAGTTTTCGCTCGTTAGTTTAGAGGGCAAGCTCGCTAATATTGTTGAAGAGACGCCCAACGAGGCGATCAACGCTGAGGTATTTAAAACTCTTGTGGGTGGTGGCGAAGTCACCGTTGCTCATAAAGGCTTTGATGAATACCAAATGCGTTGTGACGCTAAATTTGTCTTTGCCTGTAATGATATGCCTATTTTTAAAGATAAGAGCGTGGGGTTAGAAGATCGGCTGATCTTTATGCCGTTCAATAGATATATAGCCGAAGAGGATCGCGATACTTTGATTCTTGATAAGCTCTACGCTGAACTGCCGGGCATCTTAAATTGGGCCATTGAAGGCGCAAAAATGATGGCGAATGAGCGCATGATTCCAAAATATGCAGTTTTAAATGAATCTAAAGAAGCCTATAAAATGGATACGAATGTGATTTACGCATGGTATAAAGATGAGCTTGAAATTGTGCCCGCGGCATCATCAAAGATTCATACCGCTGAAATTTACCGGCGATATGTGGCCGATATGCGGGATCGCGGGAACAACCCTTATAGTCGCGAAAGATTCATAAAACAGCTCAAGAAACATGTGGCAGAAGATTGCAACAAAAAGGGCATCTTTTTCGCTAAGAATTTGCGTGATGGTTCAGGTGGTCCGCCTTGTTTGGACGTTGTACGTTTTATTCATGGTGTGACAGTCTCAATTACTGATGGTGTACAACAAAAGCTTTATTATAACAGGGATTAAACTGGGTATTCAGTGTGTACAGTGTGTTATTGATAGTAGAATAAGAAGTATATAAAAAGAAAGAATATGCTATATAAGCAGGCACAATTCAGTATAAATATGCATAAACTAGTGTGAACGTAAATATCCCAGCGGATGTGAAAAGCACGCTGTACGCTGTGAGGCTGTATTAACGCATCACAACAATAAGGAGCAAAAATGAGGGAATCTGATCGCATAAAATCTGGTGGCAATTTGATCGAAAGGCTACACGACAAACAGATTTATGACACTAAGCACGATAAGATTGTGAAGTGGCTCAATTTTGCTTTAAGTAAAAATGTTTACAGTAGTAGTCATCACATCTGGCAAACCAGTTTGGGTGACGGCTGGGGTGATTGGAACTTAAAAGAGTACAAGGTTTACATCGAGCACCCTATTTACGCATGGGATGATACCCGGTGCCAATACTCGGATCGAATCCTCGGATTTGCTGACTTAGCTATAAAGGTTAAGCTCGAAACAGGGCATGGCACATATAGCGGTTGGCGCTATATCGAAGTTAAATCAAGAGTGAATCTTGGCGAAACAATTCGACAAATTAAATATTATTGTGAAGGCAACCCTCAGCTCTTAAAGCTTTGGCGAGTTTGTGCGCCAGCATGTGATGACTCAAAAATTCTAATTGAACAAGGCATTGGTTTTATTGAATACGAGCCTTGGCTTCAATTTGATGGTGATTTGTATATTGAAAAAACCCCAGCCGTGGCCGATAGTAGCTCATGAGCAAAGAAGATAAACCACTACTAGTAATCACTGAGAGCCCCGCCACGCTACGCGCACGCTTTGAAGACGTGATCAACCGGCCTGACATCCTAGAACGCATCTGTGAGCAGATAGCGAACGGTGGGAGCCTAGTGGCTATGTGTCGCTTCTGGGCTATTAGCCACCGCAAGCTTTATAACTGGATTAAATCTCAACCTGGCGGCAAGGCCATGTACGAGGAGGCTTTAGAATTACGCCAGGAGTGGGAGGATGAGATGGCCAAATCAGATCTCTTGATTTACGCCCAATCCGATATCCGCAAGCTCTTTACTGAAGATGGCCATATTATTGCGCCGCATGATCTTGACGATGACACCGCCGCCTCTTTGCAGTCAGTTCAAGTCAAAACTCGCACTTATGATGATGGCAGCAAAGAAACTACTCATGAATTCAAGCTGATAGATAAACTTAAGACACGTGACATGCTGCTCCGAACGCGCGGCAAGTATCTTGACAAAATGGAACACTCGGGCAGCGTCACATTAGAAGATATATTAGCCAAATCATGGGGTAAGAAAGATGAAACTTGAGCTTGTTTGGATTATGGTATTGTTCTTTCTCAACTCTTACGGGCTAATTGACGCTGTTGATAGGCAGGTTTGGTGGCTCGCTTTTATCGCTGCCGGTGGAGTTATCTGCTCTGCCATTCTAGTTACCCGCTGGTGTAAGAAGTATGTGGCCTGATCACCATGAGAAGCTTCGCCGAGCGCGTATTATGGGCGTGTGTTTTATTGTCATTATTGGCCTTTTATTTCTCACGATAATCTTATGACGGATCTTGATTTACCCGAGCGCAGGGTTGATGTCAGGCGCCTCAATAAAGTAAATGATATCCATGTAGTCCCTGAATTTAAGGGCGAGCGCAAACATGATTGCTCGGCTATGTGCTGGTGTACACCAAAGCTCACCTATGTAGACGCCATCACTAATAAGCGCGTATGGTCTCATCAGAGGCCTGAGTGAATGCAAGTGTAGAAACAATCAAACGTTGGCGCGAAGATCCTATCGCTTTTGTCAGAGAGAACTTTAAAGCTGAACCAGATCCCTGGCAGCGTGAAGCTCTGTTGGCTTTTGTATCTAACGATAAAGACAAACAGCGCATCGCTCTGAAAGCCTGTGCTGGTCCTGGTAAGTCAACAGTTATGGTTTGGTGCGGTTGGCTCTTTATCTCGTGCTACGCTGATCGCGATGAGCATCCAAAGGGTGCTTGTATGTCGATCACATCAGACAACTTAAAAGATAATATGTGGTCAGAGTTCTCAAAGTGGCAGGGTAAATCTGAGTTCTTAATGAGCCAATTCACTCACACTTCTGAGCGGATCTTTTGTAATGCGCATCCAAAGACTTGGTTTATTGCAGCCAGGTCATTCCCGAAAACTGCCAATGCTGACGAGCAAGGTCGAACTCTCTCAGGCCTCCACTCAAAGTTCATTCTGTATTTGATCGATGAGTCAGGTGATATCTCGTCCAACGTCTTAAAGGCAGCAGAACAAGGGATGTCAACGGGCCCAGTGTTTGGTAAGATCATGCAAGCCGGCAACCCCACCTCACACACTGGAATGCTTTATGAAGTTTGCACAGCTCAGCGCGATCGATGGCACGTCATTACTATCACTGGTGATCCTGATGATCCTCGCCGCTCTACTCGTATTGATATTGAGTGGGCAAGCGAGCAGATCAGAACGCACGGGCGCGATAATCCTTGGGTTATGGCTTATATTTTGGGCTTATTCCCACCTGGTGGGATCAATGCCCTTTTAGGCCCTGAAGAGGTTGAGCTGGCAATGAACCGCCATCTCACAATTGATCAATATGAATTTAGTCAAAAGCGCTTCGGTGTCGATGTGGCAAGATTCGGCGATGATGATTCTGTACTCGCTCCCCGCCAAGGATTGCTCGCGCATAAAATGGTTGCGATGAAAGGAGCAAGAACTAATGAAATCGCTGCAAGAATTATGTTGGCCCGCCAGAACTGGGATCATGAGCTTGATCTGGTTGACGGTACTGGTGGTTGGGGTGCTGGGGTTATTGATGCTCTTATTCAGGCTAAGTGCTCGCCTATTGAAGTAAACTTTGCAGGTAAAGCGACTGATCCGCGCTACGCAAACAAACGGGCTGAGATGTGGTTTTTAATGGCTGAGTGGATCCGCTCACGTGGCGTGCTCCCCAAAGATCCGCGGCTCTTAAAGGAACTTGTCTCACCCACATACTCGCTCGTTAATGGTAAGTTTCAGCTCGAACCCAAAGAGCAAATCAAAGCTAGACTTGGTTTCTCCCCAGATCGCGCCGATGCTTTAGCTCTCACATTCGCCATACCCGAAGCTCCTAAAACATTTCGCCATCATCTTATTCATTCAACAAATCAGAACAAAGCGCTCACAGACTATAACCCGTATGACTCTAGCCGTTTGAAGTGATCACGTAACGCAATCAGACATAAGCTCAACAAATGCTTGCCAGATAATTTATTCAAGGTGAGCTTTAGGTTTGCCGACACATAACGCAAGATCAATATCATGGGAGTTCAACTTTGCAGTTAAGCTATGGCCGCGAGCGCATTCATGATTTGATCGATGAGATCGGCCCGCTATTGCTTGAGAACTATCATGAGATCTCTCGCGACCTCGATATCCCGCTCGATCCTGATTGGGAGCGATATAAGCTAATTGAAGAGCAAGGTAACTTACGAGTGTACACTGCTCGAGATTCTGATGACCTCTTGATCGGCTATTGCGCATTCTTTGTAAATTACAATCTACACTATAAATCCTCACTACAAGCTGTTCAAGATGTGCTCTACACCGAAAAAGAGCGCAGAGGTTTTGGTAAGAAGTTTATCGCCTGGTGCGATGAGCAGCTCACTGATGAGGGCGTTCAAAAGATTTACCACCACACTAAGGCTAAGCACAATTTCGGGCCCATGCTTGAGACTTTGGGTTATGAATTAGCCGATTTGCTTTACGCTAAACGCGCAGATCTGGTGCTTTCACATGACTAGTGGCGTGGCCAATGAACTTATTGATGCCACTCATGATGCTTGCCCGCTCACTATGCGCCATAAAATTAAAGCCCTTGAAGATCACATGCTCACCTATCCGCAGGTGCCAATTGAAACAAAGCACTACTTTGCTGAAGGGCTCTATGCGAGAGAGATCTTTATCCCAAAAGGCACTCTACTTACGGGCGCTGTTCACTTGTTTGAACACATCAATATCCTAAGCCAGGGCGATATCACTATCATTTTAGAAACTGGAGCTCAGCGACTTAAAGCTCCGCAAACAATTGTCTCTAAACCTGGCACTAAGCGCGTGGGTTATGCCCATGAAGATACGGTTTGGACTACAATTCATGCGGCTGAAGAGACTGACATCAAGAAACTTGAAGAGCTCCTCGTGGTTAAATCCCATGCTGAATTAACAGCCGAGCAGTTTAAGCAAATAGAGGAGGCCTTATGTCTTACTACATAGCTGCCACTGTGGGTGCTGCCGTTGTTTACGGTATGTACGAGCAGAATGAAAACGCCAAGGACGCTCTTAAAGAGAGTAAGAACCAAGCGGCGCAGATGAATGCCACTCAACTTAAGAATGAAAAAGAATTAAAAGATCGCACTGCGAATGAGAAAGCCCTTGAGAACGCTAAACAAACTAGAGCTAGAAACCAACAGCTCTCAATGGGTGGCGCTACAAAGAACAACACAATTAAAACTACGGCGCTAGGTGTGCCATCTACGCCATCTGGCGGCGGTAAAACACTTTTGGGGTTATAGATGGAGTCAAAACGCACGCGCCTTGAGATCTTGCGCAACCAACTTAACTCTGAGCGCTCGTCTTTTATGGCGCAGTATCGCGATGTAAATGACTTTATCACTCCCTACCGCGGTCGCTTTTTAATTGAAGATGTGAATCGCGGTGATCGCAGAAATCTCATGATTATCAATTCTAAGGGCACCTTTGCCGCTAACACTTTAGCTAGTGGTATGATGGCCGGCATTACCTCCCCAGCAAGACCGTGGTTTAAATTGGGCGCTCCAGATCCAGAATTGTCAGAATACGGTAATGTTAAAGAGTGGCTCGATATTATTTCTAAGCGCATGAACTATATGTTTATCAAATCAAATTTGTATAAGACACTCCCCCAGGTTCATAGGGATAATGGTGTCTTTGCCACGGCTCCAATGTCGATTGAAGATGACTTTGATAATATCATCCACACAAGATCTTACCCTGTAGGATCCTATTATATTGCAGTTGATGATAAAGGTCGTGTGAACACGTTTATGCGTGAGTACGCCATGACTGTGAGAAACCTCATCGACACTTTTGGTGAGCGTGATTCAAGTGGCAAGCCTGACTGGTCTAAGTTCTCAACTATGGTTAAGCAATGTTATGACCGCGGCGAGTACGAAACATGGATCCAGATAGTTCATGTGGTCTGCCCGAATGATGATTACAATCATAACTCCCCATTTAGTAAACATAAGAAGTTTATGTCTTGCTATTATGAGCGCGGCTTTGCAGGGAACAGCCAACGCAATTATATGCGTGGCCCAGATGATGATAGATATTTAAGAGAAAAAGGTTTTGATTACTTCCCTGTGCTCGTGCCACGTTGGACAGTGACGGGCGAAGATGCTTACGGCACTGAGTGCCCAGGTTTTGTCGCAATCGGCGATATTAAACAACTTCAGCATGGCGAGAAGATCCACGGTAAGGCCCTTGATAAGATGGTTGATCCTGCG